CTCCGCTATCGCCATGATCTCGTCGATACGGTAAGGCATGCCATAGAGTGCCACGGGCACAAACGCCTTCGGCGGGCGGTCCGCCTGTTTTTTGATATCCTTTTTCCCGAGCATTTTGCCCACGATGGCGATATGGGCTCCCGCCGCCAACGTGTTCGTCGCCCACGAGTGGCGCAGGTTGCGTGCGGGCACGTGCGGCAGGCTATACCGCTTGCACCAGCCCTTGTACTGGCGTGCCACCTGTGGCGGGGTGAGCGCACCGATGAGTCGCCCTCCCTCGCGCGGCTTGAGCTCGCGCAGACGCTTGACCGCGAAGCGCGGCAACGGCAATGTGCGACGGCTCAATTCGGTCTTCGGCGGCACGACGACCTCATGGCCGCTCACCCATTGCAAACCGCGCTCGATATGCAGGACGCCTGCGCGCAGATCAATGTCACTCCACTCCAAACCGTACCCCTCTTCGGTGCGCAGGCCGCATGAGACGGCACAGATAAGCCACGCCTCAAGCAGATGACCGTAAAAGCCCCGCAACAGCGTGCGCTGCTGGCGGATGGTCAATATTCGCGGCTCGTAATGAGGTTTGGCCGGCAGTTGGATGTCGCGTCTGGTGATGTCCACGTCCAACAGGTTCCAGCGGATAGCCCGCCTGAGTATCGCGCGCAATACGGCCCATGCCTTGCGTGCGGCTCCCGCAGTGTCGAAATTCGCAAGCCATTTGTCCACTAGCTCCACGCTTATCGCGTCCATACCCATGCCGCCGAAGCATGGCATGACATGCAGCCGCCACGCGGACTCGTAGCCCACGCGCGTGCTCTCACGCAGATTCCGCGTGCAATGCGGCCAAAACCGGTTGGTCCAAAACTCTTGTAACAGCATTTTCAACCCCCGCCCCCCGCGCCCTGGCGAGCGCGCGGGGGGGGGGTGTGGGGGGGTTTTTTACCCACCGTAAAGGAGCTTTCCAATGTCTTTGCTCACTCACGTCGTCGATTGGCTCGTGCCTTTTATCTGTGGCGGCGTGGCCACGGTTTTGGGCCTGATGTGGCGATGGGGCAAAGCCATGGTCAACGGGCTGCGCGAGCTCCTGCTGTGCCAGTTGGAGGACCTGCGCCGCGAAATGGTCATCGAGCACGACGGAGTGGCGGACGAGGACCTCAAATCACGCTCCCAACGCCTCTACGACAGCTATCACAGCCTGGGCGGCAACGGCCACGGGACATCGCTCAACAATGACATCCAATCCGCGCCGATAGCGCCACGACAGTCCTGACCCACGACCGTAGGCCACAAACAATATCCATCCCAGAGAAAAGGGAAACATGGTCAACAATTTGAAACGTCATCCCAAGCCCTCGCTGCCGGACGAGCTTCGCCCGGACGTTGCACCGGAAACAATCATCGAATCCAATAAGGAGGAACAGTAATGACCCAAATCCATATTTCCATCAGGAAGCCGAAGACGGGCGGCTTGGACCCGGTCACCGGCACGCTGCGGTTCCGCCCGGTGCGTCGTCACTTCGACGCGGCGAAGAACCTCATCATCGCGGGCTCGTTCGACGCGAATCTGTCCGAAACGGGTGAGCTGACGGTTGACCTGCTGCCCACGACTCCTGCGTTTGTGTGGCAGGTCGTGGAGTTGGCTGATTCGCCGCAGGCGTACACGCGCTACGTCGAAGTGCCGGACTCCAAGACCAAGGTCGAATACGCCGACCTCGTGGAAGTGGACGCCGGCACGTTCGTCCCGAAGGATATGGCCGGCTCCCAACTGTTGAAGGTTCGCCACGCTTCCACCCAGTCGGAGGCGGAGACACTTTCCGCACAATACCCGGACGAGCTGGTGTTCTTCGACGAAACCGCCACGACCGCGAAGGCCGCTGCGGCCTTGAGCACGCTGGAGTCCATCACGGCCGAAGCTCAAACGAACGCCATGCTGGCGAAGAGCGCCATGCTGAGCGCCCGGTCCTCCGCGGATTCCGCGACCGCCACCCAGTCCGACCTGAGCAGTCTCGCGTCGAACGCCAGTATGGCGGCGGCTTCCGTCGCCAACGATTCGCAGACCGTGGCCGACACCGCTTCCATGGTCGCGGCGAAGGGCGAGACGGCTATCGCCACCATCGATTCGACGGTGCGGGCGGTCAAGGACAAGGCCGAGAGCGCTTCCGCCGAACTGCCTTCCGCCGGCACCCCTGAAGGCACCACGGAGGAAACCGGCAAGGACTCCACCGGGGAAACGCCGACCGGAACCGTGTCGGAGGAGCCCGCAGCCAAGGCCGTGAAAGCCAAGGCCAAGAAGGTTACCGTGAAGGAGGCCTGACCATGCCAGCCTTTTACGCCGGCAAACGTGTCGGCAAACCGTTGATGGGAGACCACACGTACAACGCCATGTTCAACGGCAAACTCGTATGGCCCCTCGACAAGGACACGGTCGTCTCCGTCAATATCACGGATGATAAGGGCAAGCCGTTGCCCAAGTCTCTAGCCGTCAACGGCACCCTGAAACTGGGAGCGAAGGCCACCTACGCGGACGGTCATGTTGGCGATCTGCTCACCACCAATGACGTGACGTTCGCGAGCAGGGACACTTCCACCGCCACGGTTCCGGGCAACACGCTCACGTGGCGGCATGGCGGAACCATATTGGTGACGGCCACGGTCAACGGTTTCACTTCCGCCGCCGTGTCCATCAGCGCGGCCTACGCGCCCGAGTCCATCAAGGTCACGGACGATTCCGGCAAACCCATCGACAACATCACCCTGCGCGTCGGCGAGAGCAAGAACCTCAAGGTGACGATCCTGCCCGATGCGGCATCGCAGGAGTATACGGCATCCATCAAGGATGTGAGTCTCGCATCAGTCAGACAACAGTAAGGGGCAATATCATGCCAACAACAACAGCGTTTAGGGGGGTATGAACTAGCGAACCTGTATCCGCGTGTCACCGGACTGCCTAAAACATTAGGCACCGACCCGGGTGTTATGGTCACGGAACCATCGCCGGGCACGTACCATTTCAAAGGCTCCACCACACAAAAGGTTGACTCGTGGGATAGCCTGACATGTTCCGTCCATGTGGACGCGGGAACGTACACGATGGACGCCACGGACTGGCCGCTGGGCAACGATTCATGGCTGATGGGCATACAAGCCCATATCTCCCACGACGACGGGAGCGAAGGAGCAAATGTGTTCAGACCTAGGGACTATGGGCAGAAAACCTTGAAGGCCGGCACTCTCCAATGCAACATTTTCGTCAACACCACGGGCGAGGTCGATAAGACGTTCACTCCCCGCCTGTACAAGATCGACTGATTTTAGCCCCACACCATTCCGTGTGGGGCTTTTCCATTGACGGCCCCGAGTGGGCCCCGATAATCCTGACCCACGACCATGGGCACAAACAAACATCCATCCATCCCAAGAAAGGGGTTAACATTGGTTAATAACCATAACAAGGACAAGCCGAAGCCGTTACGGAAACGCCTGCTCGCCAAGGGTACCGCGCTGGCAGCCGCCGTGTGCATGATGCTGCTTCCGGCGACCGCGCACGCGGACATGCAGGGCATCGACGTGTCCAACTGGCAGTGCGGCATCGACATCGCCAACACGCAGGCCGACTTCGTTGTCGTCGGCACCACGTGGGGCACGGGACAGGTGTATAACAACTGTCTCGTGTCCGGCGTCAACACGGACGCCAACCGCATGATCGCCCAAGCGCAGGCATCCGGCAAGAAATTCGGTCTCTACCATTACGCGATGGGCGGCAACCCGGAGGCGGAAGCCCAATTCTTCTATCGCAACACGTCGAACTATTGGCGTCACGGCATCGTGGCGCTCGACTGGGAGATGAACGATAATCCCGCATGGGGTAATTGGGATTGGGTGCGCCGCTTCATGGCCGAATGTGAGCGGCTTTCGGGCGGTGTGCGCCCGTTGCTGTACACCGGCCCGGTCGCCGGCACCATCCCGCAGGACATCCGCAACCGGTACGGCCTGTGGATCGCACAATACGCGAACATGAGCCCGACCGGCTATCAGGCCAATCCGTGGATGATCGGCGCATACGGCGAGGCCATGCGCCAGTACTCCGGTACCGGCGTGGTCAACACGTGGAGTCCCATCGACCTCAACGTGTTCCGTGGCGAGGCATGGCAGTGGGATCTGTACGCCAACCCGACCGGCGGCTCCACAGCCCCGGCCCCGGCAACGCCCGCGCCCGTGCAGCCGAGCACTCCCCCGGCCAACACCAACACGGGTGGCATCAGCCACGTCATGCAGTGGGGAGAAACCATCTGGGGACTCGCCGTAGCCTATGATGCTTGGCCCCTGTCCGCGTGGCATACGCCCAGCGGTGACATCAACCGCTGCTACGTGGGCGACGTCGTAACCTACGGCGGCGGCACCGCCCCCGCATCGTCCGG